GGGGCAACGGCGTAAAGATCCGTGGCGGATTGGGCGCGATCCTGGTTATCGCGGAGGAGGAAGAAAACAGCTATGATCTTGCCCACTGGAAGGCCGTTGTGGTGGATGGTAAGACGGTAAAGGCGGACACCTGGTACAAGCTGATGAATGGGGAACTGGTGGAGGCAGAGCAATGCTGACCGTCGTGATTCAGGTAGACGCCCCGCCTGGTCAGGCCATCGGCGTGAAGGAGCACCGGGCCATGTGCCTGGAGCGGTACGGAGATACGCGGGTGGTGGAGATCCGGGAGACCGGGGTGGAGCAGATGAGGATGGAGGGTTGACATGAAAAGACTGACGACAAACGATACAAACCATATCTTTGCGGTGCTCAACCTGTTTTACGCAGAGGACAATGAGGTCATGGTCCGTGGCGGCGGCCCGGAACCTGATTATGCAGATACAACACTGGTGGAGCTGATCCGCAGGATTGCCAACACCCACAATCTCACTATTGCGGCGGAGGACGCGGAATCCCTCGGAGACGAAATGTATGATGCCATGTTTGACGGAGTGGACACGGTTGAGGGAGTTGTCGGTCTGCTCCATGCCGCCGCCGTGCAGGCCGCAGAAATGCGGGGCAGGCTGGAGATGATCGAAGACATCCTGGGCGGCGACTACAATCTGGACCGCCTTCGGGAGCTGGTGGAGGCCGACCGAGAGGGGCGGTGCGTGGTGCTTCCGTGCAAGATTGGAGACACGCTAAACAAGTGTGTGAACCAAGCACGAGAGTTTGAGGAACTATACACAAAGCTCTATGCTGCAACAGGCTTTACAGCGGAGAAACTTTTGGAAATGTTCGCTGCTGGGTATGTGTTGCAAAAACCAGATTACTCAAAACAGTTGGCAGAGATGGCGAATTTAGCGGAAGCGGAAGCGGCGCTTCGGGAGGCAGAGGAATGAAATGCCTCACACACAATCTTGAAGTCAACTATCCGTGTTCTCCTGCCTGCCCTCTCTTTGGGGATTGCGTCGTTGCGTTTCAGAATGAACAAAAGAAGTGGGTACAGACCAACGCTGACCGCATCCGGGCCATGAGTGACAAGGAACTGGCCGGCTTCATCGAAGAGCTTGCCTATAACAGAGAAACCCCGTGGGGTGATCTGTTTCAGGAGACGTTTTGCAAGGGGTGCCCGGCCCAAGAATACACCATGGAAAACGGGCAAAAAATGCGGCTCCGTGAGTGCGATTTCGCTGATGGGGAATGCCCGCATGGGAGCGACATTGCGTGGTGGCTCAAGCAGCCAGCGGAGGGTGACAGATATGAGGGAATATGAAGCCTATGCGGAGACACAAAAGGAGCTACGCAACATGACGAGCGCAGATGCTTACTTTGCGGTTTTGCGAATGGTCAACGAGCTCCACAAAGCTGACGTAGCCCCGGTGCGGCATGGGAAGTGGATCGTTACAAAAGAGTTCAACGATGTCCTTGACATGGATGTCGAAAAGTACACTTGCTCTGCCTGCGGAGAATATAGGCTTACCGCATCCGGGTTGAGCCAGGCAACTAATTACTGCCCAAACTGCGGTGCGCAAATGGACGCCGATGGATAATCTGCTGACGGACAAGGATCTGGAGACCATCGCCCGGGCCCACCGCCGCTGCGGTGAGATGGAGATCGAGCGGACGCTGGGGGCGCTGCGGGTGCGGGTGAGCACCTGCCCCGCCTCCCGGGCCTGGTCCGTGCCCTACCTGATCCGGCTGGAGCGGTGGCGGCCTGGGATGTACAGCACACAGTATCTTGACAGCGCGGAGGCGCTGAGGGAGGAGATTGCCGATGAGCGATAATGATACACTCCGCCGGATCGCGGAGCAGCTTGGACCGGAGGAGATCCTGTGTCAGTGCGCGGAGGAGTGCTCTGAGCTGGCCCAGGCAGTGCTCAAGATGCGCAGGGTGCTGGTGGGAACCACACCGCTGACGCAAAGCGAGGCGCGGGTCCTTATCAATGAGGAGGTGGCCGATGTGCTCAACTGCGTGGAGTCTTTGGAGGCCATCAGCTTTGTGGACCGGGCCCATGTGTCGCGGATCCAGGCCGAGAAGCTGGAGCGGTGGGACAGGCGGACCATGGAGGACGTGACATGAGCGGGATGCTGGACAAGCTGCACCGGAAGCACCAGATCGAACTGGAGGTGACGCGCCATGTGACCCGGCAGGAGATGGTGGATTTCGCAGCCATCGCCCTAAACGACGCCTTTGGGTTCGGGCCGGAGCGGTGCAAAAAATTTGTGGACGCCCTGAACGCCGCGGTGAACGAGACGGCGGACATGATGGACGCAGACACCAAGGATATGGAGTACACCATCGCAAAGTTTGAAGAGCGGCTGAAGCAGGTGGTTGGCCCGTACTACGTAGACAGGAGTGAGCGGTATGGGTAATCAGTGTGCGGGATGCATCTATTACAAATCCCTGGGGGCCTGCGGAGAGGGGACTGAGAAGGCCTGCCACTATCTGCTGATCCGGGGGAAAATGCGGGAGCGGGATGAGGGAGGCTGCCGGTCCCGGCGGGAGAAAAAACGAGCACAGAGAGAAAGTCAGAACGGGTGAACATTGGAGGTGGTGAAGATGGGGTACTCGCACCGGACATGGGCGTGTCCGTTTTACAGGTGGGACGAGCGGTGCAAGGTACACTGTGAGGGGGGGTGTGTGGCCTTCCCGGACCGGGAGGCGGCAGCGGAGTATGCCCGGCGCTACTGCGGCGCGGTGGATGGGTGGCAGGCCTGCTCCATCGCCCAGGGGCTGCGGCAATATTATGAGAGGGTGGGAAAAGCGTGAAAAAGAGAAATGTGGACCGGATCAGAGAATTGGAGCATGAGCTGGGCCGCTATCAAAAGAAGGTGGCGGATCAGGCGAAGGAGGCTGTCAGACTGCGGGGGGAGCTGGATCGGGCATACGCCGGCGGTGTGGAGGCGCAGCGTGCGATGGACGCGGTCCTGATCCAGACCGCCGTGGCATACGGCCAGACGGTAAAGGATGAGGAGACCGGGGAGGAGCTGGGATGGCGGCTCCGGCTGCCCGTCCCCAGTGTGAAGGAGATCCATGCCAGGTATGAGATCCACGCACGGAGAGACGGGGCGGAGGGGGCGTACATCATCGGCGTGGCGCCGCGGACAGGTACATAAATGAGAGAGGGGCGGAGACCCTGGGCGATGGCCTGGGGTCTCTTGCCATTTTCCTGACCCCGGGGAAATGGTTTCCGCGCAGGCAGAGAAAATTCCTGCTGATTCGGGGCGTGAGGCGGGGCGGGATCTGGTATGATGGGGCCAGAAACGCCGGGGACGGGAGGGGACGCGCATGGCGAAAAGTAAATACGAGACCCATGTGCTGCCCTATCTGGACAAGATTACCGCATGGGCCGAGGCCGGTGTCACCGCAAAGGACATCGCCGCCAACCTCCACATCGCCTACTCTACCTTCCGCAAATACCTGGACGAGGGCCAGGAGGGGGACGAGCGCTACGCGGCACTCTCGGCTGCTTTCGCGCAGGCGTGTGAAGTGCCGGACGAGCAGGTGGAGGCGGCCTTGTTCAAGCGGGCCTGCGGCTTTGAGTACGTCGAGACCAAGCGGGAGCAAAAGGTGGACCGGGCCGGAAACATCGTGGAGCTGGTCACCACCACAACGAAGGTAGTGCCGCCGGACCCGACCAGCGCTATGTTTTGGCTGACTAATTGCAGGCCGGATCGCTGGAAATACAATCCGGAGCCTGCCGGCGCAGACGAGAGCGAGGGCAGCGGCGTGGTTGTGATCCCGGAGGTGAGCGGAGGTGGCTAACATCGTGTGGCGGCCCCAGCCCAGGCAGGCGGCATTTATGTCCAGGCCGGAGTATGAGGCGCTGTATGGAGGAGCCGCCGGCGGAGGGAAGAGCGACGCGCTGGTGATCGAGGCGCTGAGACAGGTCCACATCCCGCACTACAAGGCGCTGATCCTCCGCAAGACCTTTCCCCAGCTGGCGGAGCTGATCGACAAGACCCTGAACTACTACCCAAGAGCATTCCCAAAGGCCAGGTATAACGGGAGCAGCCACACCTGGACCTTCCCCTCCGGGGCAAAGATCCTGTTTGGATCTATGCAGTACACCAAGGACAAGGTCAAATACCAGGGCCAGGCGTACGACTTCATCGCTTTTGACGAGCTGACCCACTTCACATGGGAGGAGTACAGCTATCTGTTTTCCCGCAACCGCCCAAACGGGCCGGGCACGCGGGTCTACATCCGGGCCACGGCCAACCCCGGGGGCGTGGGCCATGGGTGGGTCAAGGAGCGCTTCATTACGGCGGCTCCGCCCATGCGGCCCGTTGTGGAAGAAGTGGTTTGGCGGGACCCGGGCGGGACGGAGCATACAGAACACCAGGCCAGAATATTTGTCCCATCCTCCGTATTCGACAACCCGGCGCTGCTCCAGAACGATCCGCAGTACGTTCAGCGGCTGGCCTCCATGCCGGAGGCGGAGCGGAAGGCCCTGCTGTACGGAGACTGGGACACCTTCTCCGGCCAGGTCTTTACAGAGTGGCGCAACGACAGCGAGCACTACGCCGACCGCATCAACACCCATGTCATCTCCCCCTTCAAGGTCCCGGACAGCTGGACGATCTGGTGTGGGCTGGACTGGGGCTACTCCAGGCCCTTCTCGGTGGGCTGGTATGCCGTGGACCACGACAGGCGGCTCTACCGCATCCGGGAGTATTACGGCTGCACAGGCGCGCCCAACACCGGCGTCAAGATGGAACCGGCGGAGGTGGCCCGGGAGATCCGGCGCATCGAGGCCGAGGACCCCAACCTCAAGGGCAGGCGCGTCAACCGCGTGGGAGACCCGGCGATCTGGGGCAGCGACGGAACGGAGAGCATCGGGGCGCTGATGGAGCGGGAGCGGGTCTACTTCGAGCGGGGCGACCATGCCCGCATCGACGGGAAGATGCAGGTGCATCACCGGCTGGCCTTTGACGAGGATGGCTGGCCTATGCTCTATGTGTTCTCCACCTGCAAGCACTTCATCCGCACGGTGCCCAACCTGGTGTACGACGAGAAGAACGTGGAGGACATCGACACTGACGGCGAGGACCACATCTACGACGAGCTGCGGTACGTCTGCATGAAGAACCCCATCTCCCCCAGGCTCAGGAAAGCGCCGCCGCTGGTGGTGTATGACCCGCTGGACCTCAAGGAGCAGCAGACCTACGACAGATACGACTTTTACAGGAGGTATTGATTATGGCGCTATTCGGACGGAAAGAGGAGGCGGTCCCCGGTGTGAAGCCCAACGGACTGCCCGGGGTGCAGCGGGAGAAGACCATGCCGCCGGAGCTGGCGGCGATGCTGCTGTCTCAGCCGGAGGGCGAAAAGCGCATCGGCAGGGAGGAGGTGGCAAAGGCCATCGACATCCTGACCCGATACAAGCAGGGCAAGGCCAACCTGGAGACCCGCATTGTGGAGGACGAGCTGTGGTGGGAGCTGCGCCACTGGGAGGCCATCGGGCGGAAGGACGGCAGCAAGGCCCGGCAGATCGCAGGCAGAGGGGCGGAGCCGACGTCTGCCTGGCTGTTCAACTCCATCACCAACAAGCACGCCGACGCCATGGACAATTACCCGGAGCCGGTGGTGCTGCCCAGGGAGCGCGGCGACGAGGAGAGCGCAAAGACCCTCTCCTCCATCCTGCCGGTGGTGCTGGAGTACAACGAGTTCGAGCAGACCTACTCAGACAACTGGTGGGAGAAACTGAAACACGGAACGGCGGTCTACGGCGTGTTCTGGAACAGCGCCAAGGACAACGGCCTGGGCGACATCGACATCCGCTCCATCGACCTGCTGAAAATCTTCTGGGAACCCGGCGTCACCGACATTCAGAAGTCCCGCAACCTGTTTATCGTGGACCTGGTGGACGAGGACCTGCTGGAGCAGCAGTACCCGGAGCACAGAGGGCACCTGGGCGGCAGCGTCATCGACGTGAAGCAGTATATCTACGACGACACCGTGGACATCACAGGCAAGAGCGTGGTGGTGGACTGGTACTACAAGACCACCTCCCCCTCTGGCCGGACGCTGCTGCACTATGCGAAATTCGTGGGCGACACCCTGCTGTTTGCCAGCGAGAACGAGCCGGAATATCGGGAGCGGGGCTGGTACGACGACGGGATGTACCCGGTGGTGTTCGACGTGCTGTTCCCGGAGAAGGGCACGCCGGTGGGCTTCGGCTATGTGGCGGTGTGCAAGGACCCGCAGCTCTACATCGACAAGCTGTTCGGGAACATCCTGGAGAATGCGATGCAGGCCACCAAGCGGCGGTTCTTCGCCTCCAGCAACACGGGCATCAACGAGGAGGAGTTCCTGGACTGGAGCAAGCCCGTCGTCCATGTGGAGGGCGAGCTGGACGACCGGCGGCTGAAAGAGATCGTCACCCAGCCTCTCTCCGACATCTATGTACAGGTGGCGCAGCTGAAAATCGAAGAGATGAAGGACACCGCCAGCAACCGGGATGTGAACAGCGGCAGCGCAGGGGCCGGCGTGACTGCTGCGGCGGCCATCGCCGCCCTCCAGGAGGCGGGCAACAAGACCAGCCGGGACATGATCTCCGCCAGCTACCGGGCGGACGCCAAAATCAACTCCATGTCCATTGAGCGCATGAGGCAGTTCTACGACGAGGTGCGGTCCTTCCGCATCACCGGCACGACGCCGGGAAGCTATCGGTTCGTGGACATGAACAACGCAGGGCTGCGGGAGCAGCCGATGGGCCAGGACAGCGATGGAAACACGATCTTCCGGCGGCCTGTATTCGACCTGAAGATCAAGGCGCAGAAAAAGAACCCCTTCTCCCGCATGGAGCAGAACGAGCGGGCCAAGGAACTGTACGGGCTGGGCTTCTTCAACCCGGAGCGGGCACAGGAGGCCATGGGCGCGCTGGAGATGATGGAGTTTGAGGGCAAGGAGAAGGTCCTGGAACAGGTGCAGCAGGGCCAGACGCTCCTCAACATCTGCCAGAAAATGTCCCAGCAGCTTGACCAGATGGCGTTCATCATCCAGTCCCTCACCGGGAAGGACATGGGGGTGGAGGGCGGCCAGCAGAGCGGCGGAAGCGCCCGGGAAGGGGACGGATCCGTCGGACGCCCGGCTGGAGGCGGGAGCGGTCTGGCGGGGGCGGCCGCACGGGCCCAGACCCCCATGACGGACTATGGGACCAGGTTGGCCCAGCGTAGCACGCCCAATATGGATGTGGGGGCTCCGGGGAAATGAGCGAGAGAGCGGAATATATAACGCCGCAGAACTGAGAGGAGGCACACCATGACAACGGTTTATGCCGAGCGGGACGGGACGCGCTACACGCTGTTTGCCAATGGACACGCCACGGGCCGCCCGGAGGTGTGCGCCGCCATCTCCGGCATCCTCTACGCCCTGGGCGGCTATATCAAAAACGCAGAGGGCGGTTCCACGCTTGCCTATGACCAGACCATGGAGAGCGGCAGAGTGGCCTTTCACTTCAACGGTGACTCTGCCGCTGGCGGGGCGTTTGACATGGCGGTTATCGGGCTGAAACAGATCGAGGCCAAGTACCCGGACTGCATCCGCGTGGAGTATCAGGAGGAATAAAAAATTTTTTCTGTTTTCGGGGCGCAATCGTGAAAAGCGTTTGGTACGCTTATGCTGTCCTCCTGCTTCACCTACGGGGGCAGCGGCCAGAGGCATACGCTCTGCCGCTGCCCTGGTGAAGTACTAGGGCCGACGCACGGGGGCGAAACACCCGCGACGAAGCACCCGCAAGGGGTACGCCGCATCCGCAAGGCAGCAGGGCTGCCAACGGCTGCGCAGAAGGAGGCAATCCTATGAGAGACAATCATTTGCTGGACATCCGGCTGGACCTGTTCGACGGCGGCGCTGCTGCCGGCGGAGCGGGCGCTGGGGCGGCGGCCCCTGCATCCCAGGCTGGTGACGGCACCCAGGGCGGTTCCCAGGCATCCCCCGGTAGCACCCGCCGGGGCGACCCGCAGAATGCGGGCCGAAACATCCAAAATCCCGCCGCGCGGCGGCGGGGCGCGGGCGAGTTCCAAAACGTCCTGTTCGGTAAGCAGGCGGCACCGGCGGCGGCTGGTGACACCGGCGGCCAGAACGGGCAAGCGCAGTCCTCCGACGCCGGGAGTGACAAAGTGAATGCCGCGGTAAGCGGCAGAGAAGGCCCCCTGGGGGGCAACAAGCCGGGCGTGCAAACCACGTCCGATACGCTGGAAAGCAGAAGAAAGGCTTTTCTCGACCTTGTGAACGGCGAGTACAAGGACATCTACACCGAGGAGACCCAGCGCATCATCAACCGGCGGTTCCGGGAGACCCAAAACCTGGAGCAGCAGGTGGGCAGCTATCAGCCCCTCGTGGATATGCTGATGCAGCGCTACCACATCGGGGACGGCGACATCGACAAGCTGACCGCCGCCGTCGAGAATGACGATGCGTACTGGTCCGAGGCTGCGGAAGAAGCAGGCATGAGTGTGGAACAGTACAAGCAGTTCCAGAAACTCCAGCGGGACAACGCAGCACTCCTCAAGGCCCAGCGGATGCGCCAGGGCGAGGAGGCGGCGCAGAGGCAGCTCCAGAGATGGTATGGCGAGGCGGAGCAGGTCAAGAGCCTGTACCCCAGCTTTGACCTGAATGCAGAGGTCAAGGACCAGCGGTTCCTCTCGATGCTGAAAGCCGGCGTCCCCGTTCAGCACGCCTATGAGGTCATCCACATGGAGGAGATCAAGGCGGGCGTGGCCCAGATGCAGGCCCAGGCCACCGAGAAGCAGGTGGTGGCTGGCATCCGCGCCAAGGGAGCGAGGCCCCAGGAGAACGGCACTTCTGCCCAGAGCGCATTTACCGTGAAGGACGACCCCAGCAAATGGTCCAAGAAGGACCGGGCCGAGGTCGCCCGCAGAGTTGCGCGAGGGGAGACCATCAATCTGTAACGGCTCTCCCCCTCCCGCACGGGAAAGGAGAATAGACTTATGTTTCAAACCAAGAGCATGGACAAGCTCCTGCTGCTGCCTGTGGTGCTGAACCTGTTTGACGGGAACACCAACGTGACCGGCGACGGTGGGCTGTCCGACGAGATGAAGACCTTCTACTCCGACTATCTCATTGACATGGCGGAGCCGGAGCTGGTGCATGACCAGTTTGCCCAGAAGCACCCCATCCCCAAGAACGGCGGCAAGACCATTGAGTTCCGCAAGTACGATCCCCTGCCCAAGGCGCTCACCCCCCTGACTGAGGGCGTGACCCCCAACGGTCAGAAGCTCAACATGAGCACCATCACTGCCGAGGTGAAGCAGTATGGCGGCTTCGTGGAGCTGTCCGACATCCTGCTGCTGACCGCCATCGACAACAACCTGGTGCAGGCCACCAAGCTGCTGGGCAGCCAGGCGGGCCGGACCCTGGACACCATCACCCGCGAAGTGCTCAACGGCGGCACCAACGTCCAGTACGCCGAGGGCCAGGTCAAGGCCCGGGCGGAACTGGTGGGCGGCGCTACCACCGACCTGACCAAGAACCACTACCTGACCGTGGATGCGGTGCGTAAGGCGGTGCGGTTCCTCAAGGTGATGAACGCCCCCAAGATCAACGGCTACTACGCCGGTATCATCCACCCCGACTGCTCCTATGATCTGATGTCCGACCCCAAGTGGGTGAACGTCAAGACTTACTCCGACCCCGACGGCATCTACGAGGGCGAGATCGGGCGCATTGAGGGCGTCCGCTTCGTGGAGACCAGCGAGGCCAAGGTGTGGGAAAAGGCGGGCAAGGACGCCTCCGGCGCAAACGAGGGCAGCCCCCAGGCCAGCAAGCGTGATGTGTACTCCACCCTCATTCTGGGTGCGGATGCCTACGGCGTGACGGAGATCACCGGCGGCGGCCTCCAGCACATCGTCAAGCAGCTGGGCAGCGCCGGTACTGCCGACCCCCTGAACCAGCGCGCGACCGCTGGTTGGAAAGCGACCAAGGTTGCCGAGCGCCTGGTTGAGCCTTACATGGTCCGCATTGAGACCACCTCCACCTTCAACGGCGCTTCTTGATAAATCACCGGGGCCGCACGCTGCGGCAGGCGGCCCCACACCAATAAGGAGGATTGACTATGGCTGAAAAAAAGAGACCCACAGAAGAGATGCAGGATGCGGCTCCACAGGCGGACGCTGCTGCCGAGGCAGAAAAGATCCTGGAAGAGGCCCGGGCAAAGGCAGCTGCAATCGTAGCGGATGCCAAGGCGGAAGCCGCTGCGGGAGTAAAAGCTGCTGAGGAGGGGAATGCCGCCCTTGCCCATGACCCCTACGATGATATGGTGCCTATTCGCCTGTTCAAGGACAACGGCAAGTATAAGGACGACGTTTTTGTGGCCGTGAACGGCGAGCGGGTCCAGATCAAGCGGGGTGAGACGGTAGAGGTCAAGCGGATGTTTGCCGAGGTCCTGGAACAGAGCATGAACCAGGACACCGCCACTGCGAACCTCATTGACCAGGAGAGCAACCGTTATGCCGAAGAGGCCAAGGCCCGCGGGGTGTAACAAAAAATGAATACCTGCCGCGAATCCCCAGGCGGCTGCGACACGGCGCAGCGAGGTTTGGACGGGACCTTTTCCTCCCCTCCTTGCCCCGCTGCGCCGTTTATAAAAAATGGCAGTGCTAACGCACTGCCAAATCAGAGGCCCTTTTTGGGAGGATTGACCAGACCGGGTTCGGAGTATGGATCCCGGCCTTCCCGGATGCACTGTATGTATAGCTGTGTTTTCCGTTCCAGCTCCGCCTTCTGGCGGCGGCGCTCCGGGGCCTCTATGGCCTCGTGGAGCAGCGAGAAAAACGGCTTGAGATAGGCTCCCATTTACATCACCTCTTGTCAGTATTTTAACATTGGAACAGATGTTTGGCAAGAGAAGAAAAATCAATCTATGGGTCGAACGGAGGTTTTTATGAAGATTAGGGAAGCAATCAGCCAGGTGCGGGAGCTTTCTGGAAACGCGGTGGCGGACAGTATGCTGGTCCGGTGGCTGAGCGAACTGGACGGGCGGCTGATGCTGGATTTCTACAAAGGGGACGGCTGGGCCAGCTATGCGCTGCCGCAGGATGAGGAGCATGAGCTGCTGGTTCCCTTCCCCTGGGATCAGCTGTATGTCCACTATCTGGAGGCGATGGTGTACTACTCCAATGGGGAGTTTGAGCGTTACCGGAACAGCTATGAGATGTACAACAAGAAGGAATTGGATTACCGCCAGTGGTATGCCAGAAACCAGCTGCCCATCACGCTGGAGGCCCTGGTGAGCCGCCCGTGCTCCATCGTGGCACAGGGGCGTGGAACAAAGCCCTTCTGGTATCTGAGTGCGTATGCTGTGGCAGTGAAGCACGGGTTCCGGGGGACGGAGCTGGAATGGCTGGAGTCTCTGGTCGGCCCCAGAGGAGAAAAGGGCGACAATGTGCTATGGCTGGGGCAGTATGAGACCCTTGAGGAGCTGAAGCAGGAGCACCCCACGGGGACCGAGGGGGAAGCTTATTTGGTGGGGACCCACCTGTACTGGTGGAACAGCCAGAGCGGCCAATGGACGGACGCCGGGAGCTTCCAGGGACCCCAGGGCGTTCAGGGAGAGCGGGGCGAGATGGGCCCTAAGGGCCCTCAGGGACCGCAGGGGATCCAGGGAGATCCAGGGCCGCAGGGAAAGGCCGGAGAGACAGGTCCTCAGGGGCCCGTTGGTCCGAAGGGTGAGACCGGGGAGCGAGGTCCTCAGGGGCCTAAAGGTGAGGAGGGCCCTCGGGGCCCACAGGGCCTGAAGGGGGACCGGGGCGAGACCGGACCGGAGGGACCCAAGGGCAGCCAGGGGGTCCAGGGTCCCAAGGGGCCACAGGGACCCAAGGGCGAGACCGGGGCACAGGGGCCAAAGGGGGATCAAGGGGTCCAGGGGCCCAAGGGAGAACGCGGCGAACAGGGGGCGACAGGACCCGAAGGCCCTCGGGGGCCGCAGGGAGAAAAGGGCGAGACCGGGACGGGGCTTGATATTCTTGGGACCTATGTGAGCCTGGATGCCCTGAAGTCTTCCGTCACGGCCCCAAAACAGGGCGATATGTACAACATTGGGGCGACAGCGCCCTACACCATCTATATGTGGGACACCACCGGCGGAGCAGGCGCGTGGGTGAGCCAGGGACAGCTGCAGGGCCCCAGAGGCGAGACAGGTCCCCAGGGACCAAAGGGCGAGACAGGAGACCGCGGCCCGGCCGGACCTGCTGGAGTGGATGGAAAGCAGGGGCCGCAGGGCATC